TGATTCGTGATAGTGAAGCATCACTCGCTTTTCAACCTCTCGTAGAAAGATATATTAAACCGGCTGCTATGTCATTAGCTCAGCAAATTGATCTTATTTTGTCAGGTCAAGTTTACCAATTCCTAGGTAATGCACAATCTACATTAGGTGATGTTGGAAGTGCTAATATTTTGAATCGAATTTTAGCTGCGCGTGAAAAAATGAATACACTTAAGGTGCCACTTGATTCACGTTATTTGATTTTAACTACACGGACTGAGACAATTGCTCTGCAACTTGAACAATTTATTTCTGCTGAAAAAGTTGGTGATGCAGGTACTGCTTTGCGTGAAGCATCACTTGGACGAAGATTAGGTTTTGATGTTTATATGGCACAAAATACGCCGAGTATTAGTGGTTCTGTTAAAACGCTTCATGCCGATGAACTAAATGCTGATGCCGCTAAGGGGGCTACTGCTCTTACGCTTGATGCTGGTGTGGTAGCTAATGGTCAGTATATTACTCTTCAAGGTGATGAACAACCATTGCGTTGTATGAGTGGTGGTGGTACAACTAGTATTGTTGTAAATCGTGCTCTTCGTACTGCTGTTCCGGCAGCTACTTCTGATCTTTATCTTTATGCTGGTAATACTGTAGACCTTGCTGGTCATACTGGAGTAACTGCTTATCCAGCAGGTTATGTTAAGCAAATTAAAGTGGATGATGGTGATAGTACCTTGGCTGTACCTCAGGTTGGTCAACTTGTTGCATTTTCTAATAGTGCACGTAATACTGTGCGTGCTGGTGAGTATGCTATTATTGACGTAACTGTTGACGGTGGTGCTACTTATATTACACTTGATCGTCCACTTGTTGCTGCATTAGCTGATAATGATAAGGCTGATTTTGGTCCAGATGGTGAATATAATTTTGCATTACGTCGTGATGCTGTTGCACTTGTTATGCGACCACTTGCATTACCACAGGCTGGTCTTGGTGCTAAGTCTGCTGTTGTAAATTATAATAGTTTGCCGATGCGTGTTGTAATGTCTTACGATGGTGATAAGCAGGGTACTCTAGTGACGTTAGATATGCTTGCAGGTATGACTGTTCTAAGAAGTCAAGCAGGAGTCCCGATGCTAGGTTAAAGATCAATCCGGCGTCATGGAGGACGCCGGCCTATCTTTAACCTAGGAGACATAATAATGGAAAAAGAACTTGCAGAAATTCGAGCAATGCTTTCAGAAATTTATATTGTACTTATTGGTGATCCAACTAATCCAGATAAACCGGGACATCATACGCGGATTGATCGCCTAGAACGATCAAATGCATTTAAGAATAGGGTACTTTGGGTAATGGGAACAGGATTATTTGTAATGATTGTGGATCTTATACGGGCAGCAATATGCAACCATTAATTTATGATTTCAAACGGTATGGTATAATATGTACTATTATAGTACATAAAATATCAGAATCTATTGATTATCAAACAGGACTTAAAACTAGAGATAATATAGTAAAAAAGATAAGACGGGCGGTGATATTCCCAACTAATAACGTGCGAACTAAACAATATGTATTAATGGCGCAAGCATTTAAGTATGGAGCGCAGTTTGATACTAAAATTAATCAAATTTTGATAGATGTATCAGAGTTAAGTGGCTTTGATATTGAAATTGGTGATTATATTGTTATATTTGGTTATACTGAAAAATGGGAAATTTTTGCTATTGATAAATTAGAAACAGCTTTGATTATAAGTTGTAAGGCAGTTGAGGGCGCTAAACGTGAAGCTGTTATTCCTATAAGTATTGAAAATCATGTAGTAACAACACAAACAATAGGAACTACTTAATGCGACTTGTACCATTGCATGTTAAAATTGGTTTAAAAGATGGTAGTTATCATGCTTTCCCTGATTTTAATAAAATTGATCCTTCTCTTAGAGATAATATGGATTGGTCTTATTATGTAGATAAATTTGGTGGCTGGCATTACGATCAAACAAGCGGACATCGGGATGATTCGCCACATTCACCACGTGGTCAGTGGTTAGGAATGCTTTTGGTGCCGGGGGCGTTTGCACAAGAGGCTGTACGATTATTTCCAGAACAGTGTATTATTCTCACTGAAACTGAAACAGAAGATTTTTATAATAATTACGCACATATTAATGATCCTGAAATTTATGAGGATGAAAAGATTCTAACTGCAATTGCCGCTAAGAAGCAATTAGGTATTAAATTATCTCAGTTAGATACTAATGCTCTTGATCCTGAGCATCCGCAACCCGGTCGTCGAGTTAATAAGAGAAAAACTTGGAGTGGGTATAAATTAGCTGAAGGAATCAGTATATAATGAAATCAATCTACCTAACCGTGCCTAATGCTGATGGTTGGGTACATAAATTAGTACATTTTGCTATTATAAGAATGATGCAAGATCAACGATTTATTATTCGACATGATGCCCCTACTCACCAACCTTATGAACAAAATCTTCATAAATGTCTTTGGGACTTTTTGAATGGCGGAGAGCAGTATTGGATATCAATAGACTCAGATAATCCGCCAGTTAGAAATCCACTTGATCTTATAGAATTAGATTGTGATATTATTGGTTTACCTACGCCAGTTTGGTATAATGCAGTACCGGGAGATCAACCTTATTATTTCAATGCCTTAAAATGGGTAGAAGATAAACAAGGTTATCAACCTATAATAGGGGAAGGATTAACAGAAGTTGATGCGGTAGGATCAGGTTGTTTTATTATAGCAAGAAGAGTAATTGAAGCATTAAAAGATGAACAACCGTTCGTCCGACAATGGGGACAAGATGGTTTGGTACAATTAGGTTGTGATTTTTCATTTTGTAAGAAAGCAAAAGAAAAAGGCTTCAGGGTATTTACTCATTTTGATTTTATTTGCCACCATATCAATGATATTAATTTACTAGAAGTAATTCAAGCTCTCGGTGCTATGAATGAGCGACGTACTAACTAAAATACAACCCGATCAAATTATATCTATAAGTCTCACACATGCACACTCTACAGATTTACAACATTTACCTAGATGGATAGTTGCATCAACAGCAAAGTATTTTGAAAACTTTTTTAGATCACATAAAATGCCATTTTATTTTGAGGGTGCTCATCGTAATACAAATGATGAGTTTGAATATATTGAATTTAGATTTAATGGCCCAAGTTCAAATGAAGTTAGTAAAAATTATTATAGGTTTGATTTTGATATTAATATTTTGTGGAGTATGTTAATTGGTAAACAAGGATTATATCGCGCACAAACTATTATAGGATTAATTATAGCGGCAACAAAGAATATATGTGTATATAAATATGGTAATGATACAGTACATGATGATGGAAGTTTTGTTGGAACATTAATTAATGGTAAGAGTATAGTTAATAATTTTGGTATTATTAGACCAGATGTTAATTTGATGCAAGGTACAATAGAAACACCCTACACAATGCAACTAGAAATCTCTTAGGAGAGAAAATGTCAATGCTCTCTGAGTTGTCAAAGAAAACTGGCGTCCCGGTTTGGGTATTTTTGGCTGCTACGGTTGTTGTGGGTTTAATTGTTGCTAAACTACTTCTAGGTTAAGGGGATGCCATGAGACCACGCTTCGTTTGTTGTGCACCAATTGATTTAAAAAATGCTGAAATCTATATTCGTGATGGTTATGATAATGGGGCTAATACGCCAGTAACACCTGCCATTGAACCGATTAGTGAAACCACTATCCAATTAAGTGGTATGAATAGCCTAGTTCCTTTACCATCAAACGGTGGTGGTGTAACAGTTAAATTTGGTAGTGATGATACTGAGTATGCTGTAACTGGACGTACTGCTGGTGCAGGTACTAATGAGGTCCAAGTTGTTGAAATTGATGACGGTGTTAGCGGTGGTACTTTTACGCTTACGTTTAGTGGTCAAACAACTTCAGCATTAGCCTATAATGCAAGTGCTGCTGTGGTTGAGGATGCTCTTGAAGCATTAAGCACTATTGGTGCCGGTAATGTTAGTGTATCAGGTGCATCACCTAAATGGACAGTAACTTTTGTTGGTACAAAGGCTGGTACAGACGTTGCTCTAATGACTGGTAATGGGGCCTCACTTACTGGTGGTGAGCTTACTGATGTTGATGTTGTTGAGACTGTGCAAGGTGTGGCCGCGGTTAATGAAGTTCAAACTATTGATCGCGGCGGTGCTACTGGTGGTACATTTATTTTACATTTTGGTGGTGATAGCACTAACGCTATTGCTTATGATGCTTCAGCCGCTACCGTTGAATTGGAATTAGAGGCTCTTGATTCTATTCCACAAGGTGAAGCTACTGTTGCTGCCGGTGCCGGTGATGATTTGACGGTTACTTTCTCTGGTTCATTAGGTGGTGTTAATCAGCCAATGATTACTGTTACTGATAGTACAACAGGGGGCACCGGTGTTACTGTTGCTGAAACTACTCCCGGAGTAGCCGTAGTATATGAAAAACAAACTATTTCTATTAACCCGAGTTTAACTGGTGGCTCATTTACACTTACTTGGAGTGGAAATACCACAGTTCCGCTTCCCTATAATTGTAATGCAGCTACAATGCAATCTGCTCTAAATGCGGCACCAGTAAGTGCTAATGTGACAGTTACAGGCGGACCAGGTCCGGTAACTGATTGGGTAGTAACTTTTAATACTGGTGGTAATAAGAGTGCTATCACTGGTACTGGTACTAACCTTACTGGTGGTGCAACTACTACGGTTGTTATTACTGAAACAGTTAAAGGTGTAACTGGTACAGGAACTTCTTATATTACAATTACACCAGGATTACTTGTAGCCACTACAATTGGTGGTTCAGTTACATTTGGCGGGCGTAAACTTGAAGTGAAGATTGGTGAAGGTAATTTAACTTATACTGAAAATAGTCCTCGCCAATATATTAAAGATCGTGGTAATCTTGATACTGTGCGTAATGACGATCAAGAACCAATGGATGTTAAAATGGATTTTATCTGGGATTGGTTATCTAGTGTTTCTGGTGCGACGCCCACTATCAAGGAAGCGTTAAAAAAGAAGGGTGGTGCAGTAAATTGGGTTACTACGTCAGATGATGCTTGTGAACCATATTGTTGTGATCTTGAAATCTTTTATGATCCAAATTGTGGTTCATATAATAGTGAGCGCGTAGTGTTACGTGAGTTTAGAGTTGAAACACTTGAGCATAATTTACGTGATGCACAAGTTTCCGCTACTGGCAAGTGTAATGTCATCGAAGCCGAGGAAACTAGAATCGCTTAATGAAAATCAAAGGCAAAAAGATTGAAGGGCCTAATGAGGTCGTTATCGTAATCCCACGCAGTAATACTGCTGATATTGTTTTACGTGCTCGTGCTGTATTAGATATGTCACCATTTAATAAGATGTGTCCGGTACCAGAACCGCCACAACGAATGATTGCTGGTGGTAAAATGGTTCCTAATCTTAAAGATAAAGGATATTTACAACAACTTGAAAAACATTCTGAGCAACGTTTATCATGGATTATTTTAACTTCACTTGAAGCTACTGAGGAATTAGAGTGGGAACGAGTAAAGTTAGATGATCCCACAACATGGAATGATTTTAGAGATGAAATGCGTGATAGTGGATTTTCTGATATTGAAATCAATCGTGTGATTTCCGATTGTATTGGTGTTAATGCTTTGAATGAAGCTAAAATTGAAGAAGCACGTGAACGTTTTTTAGCCGGTCTCCAGGAACTCATCGAAGAATAGTTTTACCTGATGGTAGAACAGAAATATATGCAATTTGGCGCGCCTGTGAGCGTATTGGAGTTAAACCACCTGGGGTCAAGGTTAATTGGGATAGTTGTAATGTTGATACTAGAGCTAAAATAATTGCTTTTAGTCAAATTAGAGATGTTGAAGAAGTAGAAAATATGGGAAAAATGTTTAAGGCAATGTTTCCATGAGATTTACTGGACAACTTGTTCAGTTAAAACTCGACCAAGTATTGTTTGCTAATCAACTCAAGTCACACTTACGCGATTTAATCGAGGAAGGTGCAAGAGTATGGTTAACAGCGGTACTTGGTCGAGTTCCTTTATGGTCTGGTATGGCAAGAGGTTCTTTATTAGAATTAAGTCGATTAGTTAATGGTACAATTATATTAACACCATTAAGAGCAAAAAGTAGAATACCACAAGGGGAAGTATTAGGTACGGCAACACCGAATTATGATAACACAAAAGTAGAAATTGAAATTGAAACAAATGTACCACATTACAATTTACAAGAATACACAAAACCAGCTAAAGGTGGTAGTCCAACAGCACCTTGGCACTCAGTAGAAGCTGGAAAAATTGCTTTTAATGAATTTTCTAGGACTGTTACACTCCCTATGCCACAAATCATACCTAAGATAATAAGGTTATAACATGCCGGGTGAATCAATAAAAAATGTCTTAGGTTTTGATGCTAGTGATGCTATTACTAATTTAAGAGCATTAGCACTAGCACTAGAACAATATAATGTGGCAATAGCAAAATCAGCTAATGCTACTAAACTATTTAACCAAGCAAGTAAAAGTGCTGCTCAAACCAAGGATATTGATGCAGCGCGACAAAGTTGGTTGAATTATGGTAAAACTGTAAGTAGATTACCAGCAACACATCCTGTTATGCTTGAACAAAAACGACTCACTGAGGAGTTATCTAATGTAACTAAAAAAGCATCTTCTCAAATGATTTTATCATGGCAGAGTGTAATACGTATTTTCGTAATTCAAACTATCCATCGTATAATAGCTCAAGCTAGTGCTGCATTAATTAGTGGGGTAACTGCGGCACGTAATTTCGGTATAGCAATAGGGGAAGTTGAGACTATTGCTATTGATGTTGGCGTAAGATTTGATGAATTAAGTGAAACAGCAATAAGAGTGGCTAAGGCAATTGGACAGCCATTATCAGTTGTGGCAGAAGCACAGTATCAATTATTTTCAGAAGATATTGGTAATGCGCGACAAAATATGGAAGTATTTACTGCAGCACAAAAATTAGCTATTACCACAGTATCATCACTCGATGATGCTGTATTATTATTAACTGGGACAATTCATGCATATAATTTTACTACTTCTGAAGCTGAGACAATAGCAGCAAAATATTTCAAGACGATTCAACTAGGTCGAGTGCGTGCAGATGAAATAGCTAATACTATGGGGCGTGTTACTATTGCGGGAGCACAACTTGGTATAGAATTTGATGAACTTTTAGCGACAATTGCTAGTCTCACTATTTCAGGTATGGATGCTGCGCAAGCTTTGACCTTATTAACAAATATTCAATTAAAATTAATTCGTCCTACTGATGAAATGAAGCGCGCATTCAAAGAATTACATGTAGAAAGTGCAGAGGCTGGTATTCAAATGTGGGGCCTCCAAGGTTTCTTAGAAAAATTACGCGGAACAACGGAGGGTACTGCAACTGAAATGGGGGAATTATGGGGACGTGTACGTGCTACGCGGGGTGCATTAGGTATTACTGGAGCTATGGCAGAACAATATCAACGTAGATTAGAGCTTATTAGAAATACAACAAGTGAACTTTTAGATGAAAGATTGGAACTTATTTGGCAAACCAATGCTAAACAAGTAGAAATTGAATTAAATAAACTTTCTGTAACTATACAAGCAGGATTCGGTCGAGGAGTAAATGAGTTGATGTTAAAATTATTTAATGCGTTCGGTGGTGCTGTTGGTACGATCAAAGCATTAACTGTAGTAACTGTTGCATCTGCTAGTGCATTTCTACTTGTAAGAACTGGTGCACTATCAGCATTATATGCTATTATCACTACAGCACCCACTGCTACAGCAGCATTAGTAGATTTAGGTGTAGCTGCAAAAGCATTAATTGCATCACCATTAGCCTGGGCTGTTGCTGTTGGCCTTGCTGTAACTGCTGTAATATATGCTTATAATCGTGCTACAGCAGCAGCTAAACAACATGCTACTGATACAATAAATGCTAACCGCACAGAGAGTGAAGCATTATTAAAGACTATGGAATTAGAACTTGAAGCTAGAATTAAAAAGGATAAACAATTACTTGCGGAATTACAAAGAAGATTACATCAACAAGTAATACTTGAGGGTGAGGCAGCTAAGGAGGCAGCAACTATTGAAGATAGAGCTTTTGATAGTTTACGTGATCAACTTAAAGATCGACTAAGTGCTATTGAAAGATTTACTACGGAAATTATAAAAATAGCAGATGATGCTGCTGAGGCTATTCGTAATATTGAAAAAGAAAGTTTAGGAGTAAAACGAAGTTTAGAAGAATTTAATTTTGAACGTCAAATTAGATCATTAAATCAACAACAACAAATATTACGCCTACTTGCAAAATCTTCTGAACTACGTAGCAAAGCTTCAATTGCTATTCGTAATAATGATGAAAAGACTGCTGATGCACTTAGTAGACAATCACAGGATTATGCTAAACAAGCATTACAAATTGCAGATAATACGAGAAATACTGGATTAATTCGTCAAGCTGAACAGGGAGTACGTAACGCATTAGAAGGAGAAGTTGACTTAAATAATCAACTTATAAGACATAAAAAAGATCAGGCTAGAATTGCTGAACAAACATTACCGGATTTATATTCACAATCTACAGCTATTAAGGAAATGGTAGAAAGATTTGCTAAGTTAAAATATGATGCCGAGAAAGCTAAAACACCTAAAGAATTTATAAAAACATTTCAAGAGATGAGTAAATTAGCTGGAGAAATTGATAAAAAAGTAGATGAATTTCAACAATTTAAGCCAGTTGCTGAGAAACTTGATTTACGTAAATTATTTGAAGATGCCACTAAAGATTTACGTGAAGGTCTCACTGGACAACGTATGGATTTAAGTCAAGCAATATTTTTTGATTCTATACAAATTGCACAAGTGTTACAAATAACATTAGATGAAGTGAGTCAAAAAGTATCAGTTGGTGTGAAACTGATAACTGGAAAAGAGGGCGCACGTTTACAACAAACTGAACTCACACAATTAATACAAAGATTGGATACGGCTAAACAAACTGAGGTAGAGCGATTTGAAGCAATTACTACATCTGCACGAGCACAATCAAATTTGAATAATTTATTAGAGGTTCAAGCGCAAACTGCTTGGGATACACTTAAATGGCGTGAAAAGTTAGCAATTGTTTTGCACGCAGAACCAGAATTATATAAGAAATTAGCATTTCCTGATATAGTTAAAACTAATGAGGGTATTAAACAATTAACTAATCAGGCTATCAATTTGATTAAAGAGGGGGCACCTATTGAACAATTTACAGCTAAATTAAATGAGTTATCAAATATTGAAATTACTTTTCGTGCTGGTGGATTAATAGAAATAGCAGATAGAATAAAAGAAATTAGAGAAGAATTAGGTAAATATGCAACTGCACAAGAAACTATTAAATCAACGGCAAGTGTAATTGATATAATGGATCAAAATATAAATAATGCTTCAGATTCTATTGGTGGTATGGATGCTGCCGCCGTTAATGGGGCATCTAGTTTCATACAATCTATGGAAGATAGAGCCGCAGCATCAGATGCAGCAACGACAAGAATTATAGCAAATGCACGAGCACAAGCAACAGCTACGGCTGGTATAGTAACTGAAAGTTTAGGTGGATATATTTATCGAGCTACTGGAGGTTCAATAGGTACAGATACAGTACCAGCGATGCTAACACCAGGAGAGTTTGTAGTAAATGCAGCAGCTACTAAAAGATTTTATAGTCAACTAGTCGCAATGAATAGTGGTGTGAAACCAGTTTATCGACAGGAGGGTGGACCAGTTACAACAATAGGTGACATTAATATCAATGTTAATGAGGCTGTTACACCACAACAAACTGCACGTGAAATCATGTCATCAATACGTCGTGAAATACGACGTGGCACCATGAGTCTGAGGTAACACAATGCTTGACCAATTTGAAGCAGAACAAAGCGTACAAGTTAATATATTACGCCAACGCGATAATGTAATTCAATTTAATCCAAAAGGGAAATTTCACCTAGAACATTGGCGCAATGGTAAGTTATTATCTCGCCAGGAGTTTGCTAATGGTATTACGGATGAAGGTAAAAAGAAACTACTAAATCTTTACTTTTACTATTCTGAAACCGGTAAGCCGGATGGTGCAACCTATGGTGTTTATATTGGACTAATTAATACTGGAGCTTCACTAGCTTCTGGTGATACATATACATCACATTCTGGTTGGACTGAGTTTACTAATTATACTGTTGGTGGCAATTCTTATCGCGCTAATTGGGCTCCAGGTGCGGCAACTGGAACTGGTACTATAAGTATTACTAACGCATCAGCTTTGACGTATGATATTACTGGGGCTGGTGGTACAATTTATGGTATATTTACTTGTTCTGGTATTATTACTGAAATTCGTGCACAAGGTAATACAACTGCGGGTAATAAACTTTGGGCCACTGGAGCCTTAGCTGCTGAATTGGCTGTTGTTTCTGGTGACCAATTAAAATTGACTTACACAGTAACTTGTTAATGACAGCACTGGAATTAGCAAAATTATTTCACAAATATTATGAAGAATTAGCACCTAAATTTAATTACATTACGCGCCTTGAAACTAGGAGTTTTGATTCTGAATCTTTAAATGGGCAGTTAATGATTGCTGTCTGTGAAAAGATTTTAGAATCAATAAAATAACATGTCACAAGTTCGTCCTGTTATTGTCCGTGGTAATCAATTAAAATTATTATTTTTGCCGGGGGACGAACTATTGGTACGTTATTTATCTTCAGATCGTGATTTAAAATTAGCATCCGGTGATAATTATCATATATTCTTAGATAATGCACGTTGGCCTAAAACTACAGTTGATAATAAATATCTAAAACATACAACTAATGGTATATTGGAGTGGGCCGCTGCAACAAATGACCACGGTGAACTAGATGGTTTAGGGGATGACGATCATTCACAATATCATAATGATACTCGGGGCGATGCGCGTTATTTTACTGAGGCTGAGCATATTAATACAAGTGCCGGAGTACCTGATGCCGGTAAGCCTATTGTATTAGACGCTGGAGGCCAAATTGATGCGACAATGATTAATGATGCTGATGTGGACCATGGTAATCTCACCGGTCTGGGAGACGATGATCATTCACAATATCATAATGATACTCGGGGCGATGCGCGCTATTTTACTGAGGCTGAGCATATTAATACAAGTGCCGGCGCTGGGGACGCCGGTAAGCCTATTATATTAAATGCTGACGGCCAAGTAGATGCAACAATGATTAGTGCTGTCGGAGATCACGGTAATCTCACCGGTCTGGGAGACGATGATCATTCACAATATCATAATGATACTCGGGGCGATGCGCGCTATTTTACTGAGGCTGAGCATATTAATACAAGTGCCGGCGCTGAGGATGCCAGTAAGCCTATTGTATTAGACGCTGGAGGCCAAATTGATGCGACAATGATTAATGATGCTGATGTGGACCACGGTAATCTCACCGGTCTGGGAGACGATGATCATTCACAATATCATAATGATACTCGGGGCGATGCGCGCTATTTTACTGAGGCTGAGCATATTAATACAAGTGCCGGCGCTGAGGATGCCGGTAAGCCTATTGTATTAGACGCTGGAGGCCAAATTGATGCGACAATGATTAATGATGCTGATGTGGACCACGGTAATCTCACTGGTCTGGGAGACGACGATCATTCACAATATTTATTAGCAAATGGAACTAGGACATTAACTGATAACCTTGCAGTTACAGCAACTAAAACTATTGATGGTAGAGATATATCAGTTGATGGCACCAAATTAGATGGAATTGAGGTTGGTGCAGATGTAACTGATACTGTCAATGTAACTGCTGCTGGAGCAGCAATGTCTGGCGGTGCATTTCATGATGGATTTTCTGATTTCATAGCCGCTGAGCATCTTTCACATCCAAATACAATAGCCAATACTCTAAGTGACCATAATTTAGCTGCACATACAGCATTGGATTTATTAGCTATATTAGATACAAGTACCACGTATTATATTTCTACAACTGGAAGTGATGAAACTGGTGATGGAAGTAGCGAAAATCCGTGGGCTACTCTTAATGGAGCAATGACATTTCTTGCTCCGTATTATATACCTTTGAATGTTACTATAACAATTCTATATAAAGATGGTCATTACGGAAGTTATACCGTCCCGGATCAATTAGCACTTGTTCCATCCCATATTTGTTCACAATCTATATCAATTGCTGGAGAAAATACATATAGTAGAACATTTAGTTCCATTCAAAGTACAAGTGGATCAGCAGGAGCTTGGTATTATACATTAAATATAAATAGTGTTGCAAATATTATTACCGACGATTATGTACTAATTAAGAGTCCGACTGGCGGAACATGGCCAAATCAATTGTATGGTTTCCATAGAGTAACTAATGTAGATGACGTAAATACTAGAATTACGGTTTTAATAAAAAGTAAATATGGTACTGCTTCATCTGGTGCTGTATCTGGGAATATAACTGTAATTAAGTCAATATTACATTTCACTGGAAGTAGTGCAAGTATTAATATAGGAAAACAAAATAATTTTACTTTTAATAAATTGGGGTTTGTGGGTGGAACAGATATAACTAGTTGGACTAATTTAGGGTGTCAAGCGACTGGTAGTTCGATAGTAACGTTTGGCACTTCTACTGGATTTGATAGATTCCATACCGCATTTTATCAATCTTCTGCTAGTCATTTAGGTACAAATTGTATAGCATCTGGTTGTACTTATGGAATTAGAATGTCTGCTGGAATGATTATTTCCACAGCAATTATAACTGGTTGCGAATATGGTACAATGGTTGATAATAATGCAACACTAAGAGTTGCTTCAGCGGCTGCGTCTGTTTTAATTGGGTGCAATTACGGTTATTATGCTAGAACTTCCGGATTTATTAGTGTTGGTCCATCTTATATTAATGAATTTTGTGTTACAGATGATTTTACTCCGAATTTAAATACACTTGGATCACTTGGTGAACTTATAGCTAACACATAATTATGCCTAATACTCTAACAATTGGTGATGTTAATAATAAATTGTACCGGTTATCCGGGCAATTTAGTACAACTATAAAGACAAGTCAAAGTGTATCTACTTGGACAGGATCACCAACTGGTGTATCATGGGATGATACTAATACTCTATTTTCCGGTACATCACTAAATGATAAATTATATCTATTATCTGGATTATTTAGTTCTACACTTAAGACAAGTCAAGATGTAAATTCTGTTGACACTAACCCAACGGATATATCTTGTGATAATACTAATACACCTTGGTGTGGTATTGAAGCATATAAATTATATCTCCAGTCAGGTAGATTTAGTTCTACTATTAAAACAAGTCAAGGTAATTTAGCTACTAATCGTAGACCACAAGGTATATCTTGGGATAATGTTAATACGCCGTGGTGTGCAAATATACCAGTACAAAAATTATATATTCAATCTGGACAATTTAGTTCAACTGTAAAAACAAGTTTGGAGACAGTTGGTGGTGCAGAACCTTGGGCGATTACATTTAGTGCCGGTAATACACCTTGGGTAAGTGGAACATCTGATAAATTATATCTACAGTCTGGACAATTTAGTTCTACAATCAAAACAAGTCAAAGTATTGCTACAATTGATGGTTGGATGCATGGTATTGAGACTGAACCTTATGGTAATAGACTGGGTTATAATCAATCATTAACAAGTGCGATATCTCTAAGTAGTGTTATTGATGCCTATAAAATACATGTAATACAACATGGTTTTACTATTAGTCAATTTATTGAAATGTGGGGCGGTGCGTATAATAGAAATATTACACATTATTTATCACTTCTACCGTTTGTTAGATATGATGGTAATGGTCAATATACTACAGTTGAAAGAGGATTGCGACAAGATATTGTGCAACAATTTTTACCTAATCGTATTCAATATAATGATTTACATGCTGAACAACAAATTAATTATAGTTTAATTAGAACTGCTGGTATACCTAGGTCAGTACAAACTGATATTACATTAGGATATAATTTTACGTTATCAAGATCATTATGCAGTGATTTAATAATTACACAAACTATTTCTGGTATTAGTGCAAAAGCACCCAAGAGTGTATTAATTGTTAATCAAAGTATTACACTACAATTGGTTAAGCAATTAAGTGTAATTAGTGCAATAGACGTCCACTCGACCCATACACACTATGCCCTGTAGTAATATTTTACGAACATACCATCCTTTTATAGGATCAACTACTGATCCTAATGCACCTACGCCACCACCATTAACACCACCAACTATAACACCAGCAACAGAAATTACTTTTGTCTGTGCTAGTCCAGCAATGACACTAACTATACGTAGTCCAAGATTAGGTGATAAAGATGAAATTACACATACTCGGATCAGTAGAGAAACAAGGGGAGGTCTCCTTTTGATTTTTAAATCATCTGATTGGCCTGAAATTGAAAAATTAACTATGGAATTTGAGGGCTTAACTAAGGCCAAGGCAGAAGAGGCATTTTATTTTAATCAACAAACAGCCGGGAAACAAATAACACTTACAGATTGGGAAGGTAATAGTTGGACTGGAACTATGATGACAAGTAATATGGTTAAAAATAAGGATAATTGTGGCGTATCATTAACAATTGAATTTGAAGGGAGCAGAGTATAATGTTTATACTAAGTTGCTATCAAACAACTACAATATTACCTAATCCAGATTTAGATGATAATGAAAATTTATTATACGAGATTGATATTAAACGTAATTTGGGGGGTACTAAACATTATTATGTAAAACTTAAGAAGAGTAGACAAAAATTAACTTTTAATTTTACATTAACTAGGATGAAGGCACTTGAACTTAGAGAATTTATACGTGCGTATATGGATCGTCAAATACGTATTCGATATTCGGGGTGGGCTACTATGTTAGGATGTTGGAAAGGTTATTTAACTATGAATCCATTTACATTTACTTCTATAAATGCAGATGTAATCAAAGTACCATTAGAATTTGAAGGTGTTGAATGCGATCCTTAAATGCTGCACAGTTAGCAGAAATTGCTGCAAGTGACAGTCGCCCTCTAATTATTATAGAAGTAGCGTGGAATGGTTATAATAAAAGTGCTTATGCTGATTTTACTGCGCCTGATAATCCAACACCGTATGCACCTGGACGTATATTAGAATTAACCGGATTAGATAACGTAATTAATATTTCTAATAATTCTGTATCACAACAGTTGACTATAAAATTAGATGATACTAATGGGACTATTTTTGAAATTATGAAATATAATGATGTGCACCTTAAACCGGTATGGGTATATCAGTGGTTTGAAGCTTTGAGTATAAATGATAAATTTCTTCTATTCAAAGGATATATTAATTCTCCATTAGAATGGAATGAGGGAGATAGGACTGTAAGTTTCACGGTTCTATCAAAAGTAGATGGCCCGGAAGTAGGTTTCTCTCCGGAGGAGGGTCTATTACAAAATTTATCAGATGAATTAGTTGGTGAAGCATGGCCTATGACATTTGGTACAGTAAAAGGTGTCAAGGCAATAAGATTAACTACTCTAATGGCTGGAACATTGGCTGATGGGTTTGGGATTGCTGATTTTACATTACCTAGTAGAGCAAAAGCACAATTAGCAATTATTAATTATAAAAAGGGTGGTTGCGTGATGAATTATTTATCTCAATATTTAGTATTAGCGGGCAGTGATTGTGAGGGTGATCCATCATTATATCAGGAGTATCTTGAAACATTATGTACTTATGATTGTCAAGTAGCAACACAACGAAATACCTTAAGAATTATTGGCGGTGAGTATTTTCCACGTGGAAATATTACTATCAGAATTAATGATACTTATTTAACGGGGTATTTTATAAGTAATACAAATATATTTCAATTGAGCAATATAGGAAATAATTACGCTATAAATCATCCACTGTATAGTAAATTTATTTTTTATAATCAAACTCAATCATCAACTACATATTTACCTGCTACATCATGCACATGTCAAACAAGAGTGGATAATACTAAAATTAAAGTTTATCCTTATCCTATATTACGTAAAAAGGCACAAGAAAAGGAACAAACACTTATTCCGAGTTTTTCTTTACCTCAGTATGATTATACGGGAGAAATAGGTGGGGATACGGCGGGATATGTTTACAATGGACCGGGTACTAGAGTAGACTTAGTAACTGGACGCGCACAAAAATATATTGTAAATATGTTGCCTGGCATAGTTGAAAGTGTATATACATATTCTACAGTAAATGGAAATAGATTTATTGTACAGTTACCAACTAATTTATATACTATAGGTACAATGACATTTGGTCCCCTTACAGTTACAATTATTGATATACCTACAGCACTTTCACAAATAAATGATACATGGCAAGATGATATTTATGTTAATTATAAATCAAATGTGGGACCAAATACAGTAGATATTATTGAATATCTTATTACTACTTATCTTCCTGATTATACAACTGATACGTCAACTTTTGCTTCTGTTAAAACTGAATTACAAAATTTACCATCATCTTTTACATTATATGAACGTAAAGAGATATTTCAATTATTACAAGAAATAGCATTTCAAGCAGCTTGTGCTCTGTATATTGTTAACAATAAATTTTATATTAAATATCTTCTAACTCGGTATTCAGCAGTTGCTACTATTAATAAAACTGATATTTTATTAGAATCATTACGTATAAAACATACAATAACAGAGGATTTAGTAACTAAATTGATATTAGAATGGAAATCATCGGATTCATCAGAGGAACCTAATAAGATTGTATTACGACATAATGTAAAAAAATACGGAACAAAAGAAGAAACATATCAATTTTATATTTATAATTGGCAGTATCCAATATTAAAACACGGAACTTATTGGTTAATTAGAAAAGCAAATACATGGAAGAAGGCTGTATTTAATACACCCCTTACAAAATTGGCACTTGAAACATTTGATTATATAAATATTAATTTACCTAATGTACTTGCAAATACTGCGGTAAGGTCAATTATTGAACAAGCCATATATGATTCGGAACAACATTCTATTGCTTTTGAGTGTTGGACCCCAGTAAAATCAGGTGAAATGAATGAATATATTTTTGCATATCCTAATGCCGCGGTAGAAACTGATATATTTCCAACGCAAGCAGAGCGCTTAGCCGGGTTATTAGGTAGTGGTAGTGAATTTAATCAGGCTGTAATTGGTACGTTACCAGATAAAAATAGTCTTACTAATAAATTTAATGTAAGTGGAATAGATTGGGGTTGTGGTGAATGGGGAGATAAAAGTTGCCTAGATTGTTCACAAGTAAAAAATATTGCAGCTTGCCAATCTCGGTCAGATAAGGGACAACTAAACCCAGGGTGGGCAGGTGGGAGTGCAAGTGGAGGCGGAGGGATGTCAGAAAGTTATCCCTCTGAAGGAACAGGTGGCTCTGGAGCAGGAGCACAAACTACTGATAAAGATGGAGTAGAAAGATACGATAAAAATGATGATTTAACAGCAGAAGAGTTATTGGGTGATCTTTATAGTCAACATCCATTGGAGTTACCAATAACACCCGAAGCAAGTGAGACTTGTTGGTATTCAGTCTGGGTAACTTTCGTAAATCCGGTTGGATTAGTACACTCAGGCGGAATTGGTTGCCATGATTCTACATTAACTGGAGAGTGTGGTACTATTTGTACTGGACCACTAGAAAAATCACCAGAGAAATATTACTTTGGTTCATGTTCTGCTGCACAAAGTTTCGCGGACGCAATGCGAGAATATGCAGCAACACCAGCATGTACAGGAGAGAGACATCCACACTTAGTAGGTGGTCCTCTAAAAATGGATTTACCTATAATTGGTGGATGCGCTGGTTTAGAAGAAAGAGAAGAGTTATGCGAGGGTTCTTATCCAAAAATGATAGCTTTTAGTCCAAGTGAGGGAACAGATTGGCAGGATGAAAATGGTGATGATAGTTGGACTAAATTTGCGAATTGGTCAAATGCTAATGGGTATCCAGATTTTATGTAAGCATTAATAATCTACGATAAACCTCAGCCGTGACGATTGCGTCTTGTAGCGCATCGTGCGGCTTCTGATTTTTAACACCTAAACGTGCGCATAGAAAGGTTAGATTATTTTGTGGAAATCGTATTTTTTCTGAACGTAAATCTTGTTGGTCGCGTATAAATGCACTCACGGTCATTGTATCTCGATATACTGGATTAAATGAATATTCAAATGATGCGCGACCTAACCATTCAATAATAAATTCACGATCAAATGGCCAATTTTGAGCAAGTGGAATAATCTTTTTATATATTGGTAAATGTAAACTATCAAACCATGTATCAAACATATCGGCCGCCGTAAATGGATCAGTAGCACGTTGTTGTCGTTTAGCAAATTCAACCTTATTCATTTTAACAGCATTTTTATCTATATTATCTGGTCGAGTGATTTTAATATCCATATAAAATGGAATATATTCTGAATGCGGTTTAAATAAACTATTTAATGGCAATATAGCAATTTGCCATATCTCATTTTTCTTAGGGTCTAACCCTGTAGTTTCAGTATCAATTGCACACATTAAGTGTCCATGGCCAGTTGGAATACTAGCACTCATGCTAGTCTCCTAGTCCAATTCGTACTAATTTAACAACATCTATTGCATCTTGTAACGCTTCATGTTTAGCACTATAGTCTAAACCAGCGCGTGTAAAACAGGTTTTAATATCAGGTAATTCAGTATCACCAGGTTTCCAAAATAATATCGCTGGATCAATAACTCGATGTCTAATTTTAATTGTGTCATTGAAATAAGGTAACTTATCTAAAAATAATTTATCAAAAGTTCCAAAGTTTTTACCAGCTATATTAAGTTTTGTTTGTTTATTCCAACCACAATCAAGTAACCAATTAAGAAAAGTAGAGATAACATCATAAGAAGATATTGCATAATCTGGATTCTTTGATAATTCTAAAATTAATCGGTGATTTAAAACAAACGCAAAAGCATCACCTATATAAGTAGGGTGTTTTACTAAACATCTAAATTTAGGTAACATATTTATTGAATCTATCATATTATCCCAAACAGCACCAATTTCAAGTATTTGATGTTTTTCTGGATTAAGTCCTGTTGTCTCGACATCGATGCTGACGTATTGCAAATTTTTCCTCCAGATTTTGACGTTTAATACAACCCTCAAATAGTGCGATTATTTCATTAAGTAAAGTTTTACGATTAGTTAAAATATAAACTGCACAAGCATAAATTGGATCAGTTGGTGTTGGCATAATTTGTCTAGATCCAATTACTTGAAATAATTCACCGGCAGCAGGACCACCTACACATATACCGATAGTCTTTTTATTCTTTTTATTTTTTTTCTTCACGCTGTATCCTTTTGATTATTGGACATCGTAATATAACTGCTAATTTATCGGCTAATTTTGTTTCAGTATTATTGAAACTATGTCTTTCTAATAAATAATTATAAACTAAAGTAGCTTCATCTACAGATAATATTACAATTGCTGATCCATCAATGTCTGTACTTGGCATTAGTTATTCTCCTCTAGTGCTTTTTTATAATAAAACGGACTAATTTCAATACCAATATAATTTCTGTTTAATCGTTTACAAACTCGACCTGTTGTATTAGTACCAAAGAAGGGATCAATTACTGTATCACCCTCCTTGGTACTTAGTAAAATACATCTTTTTACCAAATCTTCATTTAATTGAGTAGGGTGCCAAGGTCGACGTTGATGAGAATTTCCAGTAACGCGAGGAATATCAAAAACGTCTCCAGGTACTCTTCCCAATGGATTAGCACGCTTGTCTCCTAGTCGTTGTCGCTCTGATTCTATTCGCATTTCATAAATTGGTGTATTTTTTCTTTTAATTCTTAATAGTGGTCTATAATTATTAGTCATATCATCTTCACGATATCGACCAAAATTAAATGTTTGTATACATAATCTTGCTTCTAGGTAAGGAAATATATATAATATTTCCTTAACAATAGCGCCCATTTCAAATATCCATTTAGTATTAAAAGATACCCAAACCGTTTCAGCTTGTGAAATAAATTGTAATAACCATTTATATAATTGTGCTGGATAATTTGAAAATTGATCTTTGAAACTTTCATAATTCCAGTCAATACCGTCTGGTGGATCGGCAAATATACATTGTACTTTAGGTAAAGTAGATAAAACTTCCATACAATCACCTAGAATTAATTTATTCATCTTGCTTTTATTTCCTCAAAAGTTTTAAAACCGGGAGTTCCAAATATACCATCCATGAAACCAAGATCAATAGATTGTTGTGGTGATAAATACCATTCCCTAAGAGTATTTATTTGATTACGTAAATATTCTTTTATTTTATCTTTTGAATATTTATTCCGCTTAAAAAATGGTCCTTTATAACAACGTCCGGTATAAATATTTAACATGACTTCACCTAGTCGTTCAGCTTGTTTACCCTCAGCTATGAAACTTCTATCATCACCATCATATCCTGTTGTACCAAAATGAAGCATAAAATCAGCATGGGGCATAATAACACGTCGTTTAGCAGCCTGTGGTATAATACTTGACATACTTCTAGCATGAGCATGTGCAAGTACGGTAACGGGAGATGGACTAGTAAGAATAGCATCATAGATTGCTATGCCATAATTCCATTCGCCGCCACAAGTACACTGGTGTACTAAAATAGGTTGATGATTATATGAGTTAAGTAATAATAAATTTTTAATAAAAACATTAGCACAAGTCCAGTCAATACCATCTTCATCATTATCAGGATTACTCATGAGTATAATTTCTCTAGTGTCAGGATTCAAATTAAAATTATGAAAATCAAAAAATAAATTAGATCGTTGTATAATGGTTCGACGTGGTAATTTCATGTTAGTAAATTAATGACAATATCATTTAAATCTTTAAGTGAACCCGTATTATTAATAACCTCATCCCAATCATTCCAATTATCTAATTCTATTTCAGCAGGATCAGTACCAGTAGGTATATTAGGTCGATTAATCTTAACTAACTTTCCATCTGCCTCTTTAATAGCTTTTGCTTCATTAGGAAAACGTAAATCAGTAATGATAATATAATCAATACCATTTGGTTGCAAAGCACACTGAATCCAAGTATCAGGGTGAATTTCTCGAACCTTATTACCTAGTTCAATCCAAATTTGACGTGGTGATTTCCCAATTAAAGGGAGAACTACTTCCTTTTCTTGGTAATTTGTTTCATAATAGACACCACGTTGTAATCCACCCCACTTGTATAATTGATGTGCAATATCTTTTAACTTAGAAGCAAATGATACAGATTTAGTTGTATTACCTTGTAAACGTAAATAAGTCGTAAGAAACTTGGCTGCGGTAGACTTCCCTACGCCTTTTTTATATCCGAAGGTGATTATTTTTGTCATTGGTTCCTCATTAAAGACTCACGATCAGTAATTCCACAAGTCAAACATTGTTGACGACTAGCATCGTGTTGTATATGTTCACATGATTTATAATGATGTGCAGCAATATCAAGAGCATGTAATATAATATTATGCCATGCATTATTGGGTATTACACGCCTTAATCTGGATAAAATACAATATTGTTCCTCTGTTAACTCTATAAGTAATTTGAATTTCATTAATTTTTCCTTATTTTTCCATAACTCCAAACTCCAGTTGATTCCAAAATTTCAAGATTAGGAAAATTAGTAGAATTGATGTGTATACCAATATACTCGTTATCACCAAATTTTACAAATTGACTAAAACCATGATCGAAAGCATGACTTAACTGCCTTCGTTGTTCAAGGGTAAGACGTTCAATTTGGGCTTTTATTGACATACAAGTTGATCCCCTCGTAATATTAATTTAGGTTTACTAAGATCAGTTGGTGGAGTAAATGATATATTCCCAATATAAAACTGAGCACCCTTAGACATAACACGACCCTTTGGATATTTTGTTGGCAGTTCACGACCAAACTTAATCTTAGACCATTGGTAAACATCATTTGGATCAAGCCAATTTATAAATTGATTAAATAAATCAGCATATAAAACCATTTCTCCTGGCGCATAATGACATTTTTCATCTAAGAATATTTCCAAAGTTGTTCTATTTAGTTGTGCTGTTTGATATTTAATATCAGTATCAATAACCGGCACATTAAGTCTATCTTGTGATGGCGGTATCTCGATACTAAGAATCTCACCAAGGAAATCAGATGATTCTTGTTCTAATAGTGCTTTTAATTGTTGTGGCATTAACATATCAATTAAATCAAGTGGTGGTACTTCAATCATAGTAATTCGAGTATCACCAGAAAATACTGGACACTCAAATACACCATTACCTGTATGTATAAAATGTACGGTATTAGTGACTTGATACGGGGTTTTACCTTTATGGTGTAACATCATAATATCTGATGTAACCCAATCTTTAATTCTATTTCGAGCTGAATAATTCTTTTGCAAATCGGTTTCTTCTATAGCACATAATAACGCATTTTCTAATTCCCCATTAAAACCTGCTCCAGAAATAAGAGCCAAATCAGCACGAACATAACCATGAGTCATAAGAGAACCTATAGACTCATGGAATGTAGTCTTACCAGTTCGTTCTTCTTTGGAATAAAGAAATAGATAGGGTAAATGTCGTTTGGGATATTGAAAAAGAGAAGCTATCCAAATTTTAAGATAATCGGCACCGGTTTTAATATTATTAGCAATACACCAACCATTATTTGCAACTGATATATTTAATCCTGATCCACAATGCTCTAATACTTTTTGCCAGGTAGGATACTTAAATTCCTCACCCTCTTTTGGTTTATAACGATATTGTGCCGCTTTTCTATTCCATTTTCTATTACCAGGAAATTCAGGTTGAAATGGATCATTAGTAATAGTCCAACCTTCAAATACACACTTACCAAGAATTGTATTGATTTCAAAATCACTAAGTTTTAATGCACGTAATGCTAAACGTACATTAACATAAGGTTCTTCTCTCCAAATAGAACTACTTCTAAGAACCCAACCAAGATCGTTTCCATTTGGACTAATAATATGTCTTACAATATGATCGTATTCAAGAACTTCTGATTCACCAGGTTGATTAAGTTTGGCATTATAAATACGTTTCCAGTAACCTTTATCTTCACGCCAACCTTCAATTGGTAAATCATGACTTTCCCTTTTGATTGCAAAAATCAAACGTCCATCTTTATGTTCTTTTAATTCAGCAGTTCGTCCTTTTGCCCAATCTGGTAAATTTACTATCGCACCTAAACTAGCCGCGGTAGAAACAGCTTTTTCCGCATTTGAAAATTGAAATCGACCTTTCTCATCCTCTATTCCGTTAAATGTTCGGCTAGCGATATTAAGTGTAGGTTCTCTGTTGTAGAAACATCGAGTAAATCCACTAGAATCCTGATCCCAATTAGAGGATTCCTGAACGCCAACAGTAAATCGACGTACTACCCAGGCACCCTCAGGGCGTTCCAATGGAATAGCAAAACAATTATGATCAGCACCCTGTTCTTTTCCTGTAGCAATTGTGTCAAAAATTCCTCTTAATCCTAATTTCTTATGAACAGTTTTAAGATCAAAAGTATGGCAGACTAATAAGTTACGATCTTGGTCCCACCACCAAGATGCGTTAATTTCATCTAATGCTGCTAAAATCTTTTTATGTTGCTCATCAAGTTTAATTTTAACTCGTTGATTTGTTAAATCTTCAAATAAATCAAAGCTAGTATCAATATATTTAGGTAAATCTCGTTTCTTTGAGTTTCCTTTAATGACAGTAAGATGATCTCTCCAATTGATTGGAATATCTTTTAATATTTCACCTTGTTTAATAAGAATAAGTCCATCTTTTGAATATTGCATCTTACGGTGCCAAATCCATAAAACATGTCCACACACATCAACTTGACTATTAAAATCATAACCCGTAATTGCAGTCAATTTACCAAGAATTGCTCGCGCTAATGCTGCATGTTCAGTATGATTTTCTGTAGGTACATTATCTAGGAAAATGTATAAGTGTAATCCCGTACCAGAAGTAGATTTTCTAACAGTAACCCAAGGTATATCACAAACTACCTTTTTAATAGCCTGTAATTCTGTATTAGTAAGACCAGATGCGTGTGTGATTATAGCATCAAAATCAAACCCAACATACCTAGATACTTTGTTCTTCCAATCCCAGCCAGTAAGTCCTATACCTTCTGCGTGTTCAGTTAAGGAATATTTGATAATAAAATCATTATCTTCCGGTATTGAGTAAGAATTCTTGGGGATACGAAAAGATGCCCAAGTTTGTATACCATCGGTATAGGAATGCCAGGTTCTCCCTTTAAATCCTTCAGTAGAGATACGTTGACCATTATCTTGGGCCACGTTGACTTGGACTTCCAAATCAGAATTATAGAGTGTGGCCAAATCGGGAAGGGTATTAGCCTCCAAGAAACGTTTGATAGCTTCAGAGCGTTTTGGTTGCTGGGACATTTTGATGAGAAAATCCGTAAAAGTTGACGCTAGAGAATAGTCATTGGACTATATGCGTCAGGCCGCAGATTGCGGCATAAGAAAGATTTTCCTATCAATGTAATCAAAAAATCAAATCATTACAATAACTACAGAATTACCATAAATACTTACGTCGAAACAAGGTTAGTTGTTCACAGATTACAGATTACAGCTACAGATTGGGGGTGGTTTGTCTATAGGGAAGGGTACTCTACTCTCTTCTGTATGGTCTAGTAAACTAGAGTTGTAGTTGTAGTAGTAGTTATAAATGTAAATGGCATAACAACTTACGTATTACAGATTGTCCATTATACTTGTAGCTCACCTTACGTCAACCCCTCTTCTGGAATGTTCACTATGTTTATCAACATTTTCTGACAATATATTACGCGCGTACGCGCGCATACGCGCGAATAAATAATGAATGAACATTTGTACACTAGTGAACAATGTAAGTCTTTTCGACGTAATTAGTTGTGGCGGATCATGCTTTGCCTTATTTTGATTTGATTTTTTGAATATGATAGAAAAATCAATGTTTATGATTTTCTTCTCATTTCCACGTGGAGGCGAAAATGCCAGACGTTACCAGTGTTGCAGTAATCGCGTTAAAGGACATTCGTGAGAATCCGGTTGCTTTGCGCGCTGTAAACCGTGAGTCAGAAGAATATCTTGGCCTAGTTGATTCAATTCGTAGAGTTGGATTGTTAAATCCAATTAGTGTACGGAAACAGGTGCGGGTAGTTGATGATATTACAATCACTTATTATGAGTTGATTGATGGTTTACATCGTTTTTCAGCAGCACAAGATGCTGGTTTAATTGAAGTTCCGGTTCTTATTAAGGAACTAGATAATAGTGAGACTATTGAAGCGCAGATTATGGCAAATGTGCATAAGATTGAGACGCGCCCTGTTGAGTATACGAAGGCCCTACAACGGATTTTCGTATCAAATCCGACTCTTACACTAGGTCAAATGGCAACCAAAATTGCTAAGAGTCCGGCCTGGTTGAGTCAACGTCTTAATCTATTGCGCTTGAGTGCTGAAGTTCAAGCTCTGGTTGATAGTGGTCAAATTACGGTGTCTAATGCCGTTGAATTAGCCAAGCTACCAGTGGAAGAGCAAGCTAATTATATTGACCAAGCAATCACAATGGATGTGAGCGAATTCGTACCTATGGTACAGTCTCGTGCCAAAGAACTCAGAGATGCTAAGCGTCAAGGACGTTCAGCAACGCCGGCAGTGTTTGTACCGGGTCCACGTCTCCGTAAAATGAGTGAACTAACGACTGAGAATACATCTCCAGTTGTTGGCCCACAACTTTGTGCTAGACTAGGTATTGATGATGCGGCAGCCGGATTTGCACTCGGAGTTGCTTGGGCAATCAATCTTGATCCAGTAACCGTCGAAGTCCGTAAGGCCGATGCTGCTGCTAAAAAGGCCGCCCTAGATGATGCTAAGAGGAAGCGGACTGCCGAACGTGCTCAGAAAAAGGCGGATGATGCCGCTGCCGCTGCTGCTAAGGCACTAGCTGAAGTGTAGCGTGGCTTCTCTTGGGTCAAGTCTTATCGGCATGATGCCGGTAAGACTTTCTTTTAAGGAAACAAAATGAACGACTTAGTACCACAGGATTTACAGCAAAGCGCCATTGTACCTGTTGATTTTGATTCTATGGTCAAGAGCGCTGATTATCTTGGGCGCTTTCAGTTATTTAGTAGTAAATCGGATGCTTGTGCTGAGGGTAGAATCGGAATCGGTCATTATGGCTTGGTTAAGGATGACGTTATTACTGATCTTGGAGTTAGTATTGATGTAGGTGTCTTGTCTTGGCGACCTAAGGCGTTGAGTATTGAGGGTGATAATGTTATCAATAGTTATAATCCTGAAATCCAAGATGGTGTTATTACTAATCCTCTCTTTAAGGATATTGTTGAACGATCAGCAACGCCAAATTCTGGTTGTATGTACGGTCCAGAATTTCTGTTGTGGCTTCCTAGTATTGGTGACTTTGCACTATTTCATGCTAATAGTAAGACTGCTCGACGTGAAGCTAAGAAATTGCAACCTCTTATTGGTAATGCGGCTACATTTCGTGCTCATTTGATTGAGAAGGGTAAGTATAAGTGGCACGGTCCTGTTATTACACAATGTTCTACTCCAATTGCTCCGCCCCCAGAAAATAGGCTTCGTGCGGAGTGGGAAAAATTTCATAATCCGCCTACTGACACAGTAGAAATTGCTGATGGTTCATCTGATAGAGCACAGTAATGTTAGATGCTGTTACACTTGATGAAATGCCGCAATGGGTATTATGTGAAGTTAAATATGGTACTACTATTGTAAGACGATTTAGAGTAGATACATATGGTTATTCATTATATAAAGGTTGTTTACCAGAGCGCTTATTACGAGCTAAAGAATACATTGTTATTAAAATCATTCGCAGGGTTAAAGTAGAGTGAGAGGGAAATATGGCCGGTCAAAGCAGCGTAACACCATTAGTAGCGACAACCGTGGCGTGGTCGCATTTTCTTGAAGCCGCTAAGGCTTTGACCGGCCACTCTCTTACTAGTAAAATTGATAGTTATACGTATAAACTATCAGATTTTCAAAAATGGTTAATGGCATTAGAAGAATTTACTGGTTATCACGATAGTTTATTAGATCAATTATTTTTTGGTTTTCTTATTACTGGTAAAAAAGTAATAAAAAATATTATTCTAAGAACTAGTCTCTCGGTTATACCCTCTAAAAATGGTGAGGTAGCTATTGTTACTGGTAAATTGAGTGAATGGCAAAACGCGATTATATCAATTTTACAACATGCACGTAATCAAGAATTAATTTATGTTTTTGATGAGATATATTTATACTTTGATAAGTTTGGTTTGATTTCAATATTTAGTAATTATCAGCGTAAGGAAATAGGGGATCATTACTTTCTATTGGAGTATCATGGAAAATGAAAGTGGAAACCAAATTCAGGGTAGATAAATATCTTTATCCTGTTACCCTTAATTTTGATGGTGATAAAATTTGGGTATTTTTTCGCTATAATAAGCAACTAGTTGCTGAGATTAAAACATTCGCAGGCGCTAAATGGTGGGGCGGGGAAGAACCGCCAATTAAGGCGTGGACAATTTCTAATACACCACGTAATCTTTTTCGCCTAGCTTACCTTCAAGGTAAGAATCCATACGCTTGGTATGATAAGGAAATCATAAAGAATGAATACGAGCGTCCTCTTTACTTACATCAACGTGACGGTGCAGACTTCGTATTAGCGGTACGGCGTTGTATTATTGCTATGGAAATGGGCACTGGAAAAACATTATTAGTAGAAGAAGTAATAGAACGATCTGGAATCAAAGGCCCAAATTGGTGGTATGTAGCACCTAAATCTGCTCTAAGAGCAGTTCAACGTGAATTCCGGATTTGGCAATCAAAAGTATGGCCTAAATTTATGACTTATGAAGCTCTGGTTAAGGAAATGAAAAATTGGGTTGACGGATTCCGGGCACCAATGGGTGTTGTATTTGATGAATCAGCTAGGGTAAAAAATCCAACTGCACAGCGTAGCCAAGCAGCTATGCAGTTAGCTGATGGTATACGTTCTGATTGGGGTGATGCGGGGTACATCATACTAATGAGCGGTGCGCCAGCACCTAAGTCCCCAGTTGATTGGTGGCATCAAGCAGAAATAGCATGTCCCGGGTATCTAAGAGAAGGTGATATTTATAAATTTAAAAATCGTCTTGCGGTAATACAACAAAAATCTGATATGCAAGGTGGTGTTTATCCACAACTAGTTGCCTGGCGCGATGATGAGCACAGGTGTGATATTTGTGGTAAATTTATAGAAGAGCATAAGGATATTATTTTCGATGAGGGTGAAGATCATGAATTTAAGGCTTCTAAGAATGAGGTTAGTTATTTGTATGAGCGCTTAAAAGGTCTTGTTTTTATTAGAATGAAAAAAGATTGTCTTGATTTGCCTGAAAAACAATATCGTAAAGTAATACTAGAGCCAACGCAAAAGATACTAAATTTAGCTAGAACAATAGTTAATACGTCACCTACAACTATTCAAGCTATTACTTTGATTCGAGAATTATCAGATGGATTTCAATATCAAAAAGATGGTAGTACAGAATATATTGATAGTCCTAAAGAAGGTGCTATTGTTGATATTTTAGATGAATTAAGTGATATTGGTCGTATAGTTATTTATGCTGGTTTTACGGCCAGTGTTGATAAGTGTGTTGAAATTTGTAATAAATGCGGTTGGCAAACAATAAAAGTAGATGGCCGTGGTTGGAAGATGTCAGACGGATTAGAGGATGACCCACTTGATATTTTTCAAGATAAATTAGAAAAGTATCCATTTGTTGCTTTTGTTGCGCACCCTGGAAGTGGTGGTGTTGGTTTAACACTTACCGCATCACCGGTAGAGGTTTTCTACTCTAATGATTTTGATGCAGATCATCGTATTCAAGCAATAGAGCGCATTCACCGACCTGGTATGGATTTTAACCGCGGCGCAACTATAATAGACTTAATTCATCTTCCAACAGATCAACTTATTCTCGATAATTTAGAATTGAAGAAAAGATTACAAGATTTAACTATGGGTGAAATAACTAGAGTATTAGGTAGTTAGAATAATTATGAAATATAAATATATAGCTAAGGATGGAGAAGTAATACATCGTAAATACAAAGTCGATACCATAATTATACATAAACAAAAGAAAGTAGGACCATTACAGAAAGGTGACTTTCACAAAGTTTACAAACGATGGCTACACCAAGATTAAAACAAGAGAAGCGGGATGCAGTTACTAAAGATATAAATGAAGGACTACTAACAACTTCTGATATTGCCGTAAAACATAAGGTATCAGTGGGAACTGTTAGTAATATACGTAATAATATTATACCAGATGACACTGATTCTAGTGAGAAAAAGGTTTTACAATTAGAGGCACAAAATATTGCCTTAAAAGACGAAATAACTAGGTGTAAACGTGCATATAAGCGCGCACAACGTGAAAATAGTGTATTTGAAGCAATGGCTGATGAATTAGAAAAAGTTATTACACCCATTTCGTTTTTACCACCAGTTGTAAAAATACCACAAAAAACAAAAGTGATTAAAGAATCATTAGTCGCATATTTAAGTGATGAACACGCTGATACGGAAGTTCTTCCACATCAAGTTGGAGGATTAGAAAGATATAATTTTCCAATTGCACTGCGACGTGCTGAAACTTATGTTGATTCTATACTTAAATTTACACAAAGTACACTAGCTAATTATCATTTTCATACTTTATGGATTTTTGCCATTGGAGATCATACTAGCGGTGAGATTCATAAGTCGGTAGATCACTCTTATTATCGAAATCAAATACGAAATTGTTTAGCTATTGGTCAAATGCACACTTTAATGTTTAGGGATTTAGCTCCGCATTTTGAACAAATAAAAGTTTTATATTTACCCGGAAATCATGGCCGACGCAGTGAAAAGAAAGATTATCATGGCGCTTGGGATAATTGGGATTATCTAGTTGCTGAGACTGCTCGATTACATTGCGTGAATCTTACAAACATAGAATTTTTGATTCCGGACTCATTTTCTGCGTGTGTAGAAATTGAGGGTTGGAATTTTGGTTTATCTCATGGTGATGATATTAGAAGTTGGAATAGTATTCCGTGGTACGGTATCGAAAGAAAAACTCGTCGTTTGATTGCATTATCAACTATACAACGTAAACAAATTGATTATTTTGGTTTTGGGCATTTTCATCAACCTGCTAATCATGTTGTATTAAAAGGGGAAGTTTTAATTAATGGTAGTTGGATTGCTACTGATCCGTATATTTATGAAAGATTTTCTAGTTATACTGTTCCTAGTCAATATATTCACGGTGTGCATCGTGATTTTGGAATATCTTGGCGTTTGAAAGTTAGATTACAAACACCTAAAGAGCATTTAGGGCCAGACCGGTATGTTGTAAACTTGGCAAAGGAAATTTGATGAACCCTATCACTTTTAAACTTGGATTAATTCAATTTATTCTTGTGAATACATTTTTTGTTACTTACATTATTAATGGTTGGATATCTATATGTAAATGCCTATGTGTAT